ATGTCTCGCTCGACGATCTTTCCGGAGTTCTTCCCCTGGATAAGACGAAGGATCCAACGCTGGAGGTTGACACCGATCCATCAATAGTAATACCCACTGACGCGGTTACTGTTACCGACGTTCCGGGAGAGGCAGACCAGACACTCACGCAGCTAAAGACGAATACCCGGCTTGATATAGATATTCCTTCCCTTATCGCTAGTAAATTCCCGTTCTGCATTCCCTTCGATCTTATCCGGATCATGTCCGTTCTGGGCGCTGATCCAGTAGCTCCGGTGTTCCGGATACCCATTTCAACGGATATGAAGAATCTGGAGCCGTTCGCAGGTAATCAGACAATCGGAGAAATTCCGGAGGACTTCGAGCCGATGTTTGAAATCGATGAGGAACTAGTTATAGATCTTTCCTGCATTCCCCTTGTGCAGCCTATATGCTACACGGTATTTATCATTAGCTTTGTGGTGCTGCTTATCTACATCACGCCGAAGATGATCAATCATTAAGGGGGGAATAATGTGGAATCCACAGTAAAAGGAATCTGGAACGCTATAACAGATGTTCTTGACGATATCGTCAACGCTATCGTCCTTCTTCTCCCCGACAGCCCGTTTAAAGATGTGGAGATACCCGCCGAAGTCAAGCAGCTATTCGGCTACGTGAATTACTTCGTTCCGGTGACCGCTATGCTTGCGATCGGAACTACATGGCTTACGGCTATCGGCGTGTATTATCTATATCAGACTATACTCAGATGGGCGAAAACAATCAAGTAAACGCGCATGGGGCTGCGAGCGTGCGAGCGGGGCGCCCCATGCGCATTGGAGTGATTTTATGACCATACAAGAAATGTATGATATGTTTCTCCTTGAGCAGGAGTTCCGGAATAACAGCCCGGTTACAATCTCATGGTATAAAGATCAGCTGACGGAGTTTTTCAAGTGGCTCGGCTCCGAGGATCCAGCAGACTTGAATCTGCTGAAATTCAAGCAATATGGTGTTTTCCTCAAATCTCAGAACAAGCGAAACGGCGATAAGCTTTCTAGCAGCTCAGTTCATGGAGCAATGCGAGCCGTTAAGGCTTTTTATAATTTCTGTATCGGCGAAGATTACCTCGAAGACTTCTCCCGACAGCTTCGTTTGCCAAAAGTTCATTGCAAGGAGCAGTTGATCTTAGATGATCAAGAAATACTGCTGCTGATCAGAACACTTGAAAGTTCCGGAAGCCACTACGCCGAACGAAACAAGTGCTTTATTTTTCTCATGCTTGACAGTGGACTGCGCCGGGGCGAGATTCCCCGGATCAACGTTAGTGATATCAGCTTTTCCACTCGTTCAATGATCGTTCGCGGAAAAGGCAGCAAACAACGTCTGATTCCCATGGGAGAAAAGACATGTGCGCAGCTGCTTGATTATCGGCTTCGTTTCCGTTATTCCGCTGGCAGTTCCGAGCCGTTCTTCGTCGATCAAACCGGGGGCAGATGTTCCGACAACCTCGTTAAACTTGTATGTCAGCGCCTGAAGGAGCAAACCGGAATAGAACGGCTTCACCCTCATCTGCTCCGACACACGTTTGCAACTTATTACCTGGCTGATGGTGGAGATCTGGAGACCCTCCGGCTTATCCTCGGTCATAGCAGCATACATACTACCCAGATGTATTTACATCTCGCGTTTAATCTCAAGCTTCAGCGCAGCCGGCATAACTCTCACATAGACAAGCTCTATGAAAATATCGTGTAACTGACACCTTTTTGTAATTTGCCCAGATACAGCGAAAGCGCCTTGCATGCCGTGAATGGCTCTGCAATGCGCTTTCAGAAATCTGGCTCCCCCGACTGGACTTGAACCAGTGACACCCTGATTAACAGTTTCCCAAGGGCACAAGGGCATACAAAAAGGATCATGAATCCCGCTTGTATGCTCTTGTGCCCTTTTTTGTTTTATCTATCTATCACTTTGGAGCGCAGCGGGAGGAAAGCTCGAAAACCCACAAGGGTTGTCGAAACTTTGTTGGAAACTCGCCGGGTTGAGTAATTTTCACGCGGAGCGGTTGGAAACTTTACTACCTCTGTGTTGCGCCTGCGGCGGAGGTAGTAAAGTTTTCAATGGTTCTGTGTGAATATGACGCAGGTCCTGCAGTTTTCAATGATCTATTGGAGGATATATGAAAGTTCTTATAGCTTGCGAGGAGAGTCAAGCAGTATGTAAGGAAATGCGCCGGCTCGGACATGAAGCATATAGCGCAGATATCCAGGACTGTTCTGGAGGATACCCGGAATGGCACATCAAAGGCAACGTTCTCCCGCTGATCAATGGGCGGTGCAGCTTTACTACCTGTGACGGGGTTCGGCATGAAATCCCCGACAGATGGGATATGCTTATAGCACACCCACCTTGCACTTTCTTGACGAAGGCAGGCGCTAATTTAATGCGTGTTAACGGTGATATTGTTCCCGATCGCTATGCTAAAGCTCTAGCTGCAAGAGATTTTTTCTTGAAGTTCCTTTCAGCGGATTGCCTTCATATTGCTGTTGAAAATCCTGTCCCGCTGTCTATTGTTGATCTACCTCGTTATAGCCAGTTAATACAGCCTTTTGAATTTGGTGATCCTTATTCTAAAAAAACTTGTTTATGGCTAAAGGGATTGCCACCTTTGATGGGTACTGTTATTTGTTCTGATTATGTCAGCTATACCGCTTTACATCGTTCGGCTAGAATGAGGTCTAAAACATTTCCTGGAATAGCTGCAGCTATGGCTGATCAGTGGTCACGGCTTTAGAGAATAGAATAAAAGCTCGTGGAGTTTTTCTGGTTTTCAAAAATGCGAAAACTGGAAAAATTCCGCGCGAGCCCCCCTAGCTAACAGGGGGGCACTATGTACAGACTCAGACGGTCGCGATACGCATCAAATCCCGCTTGAGCGCAATTTTAGCATATAGAAAACAAAATTTCCAATTCCGGAGGTCACCACATGGACGAAAACATAATCCTTGTAGACTGGTTTTCCTTTACGCTGCACAACAGCATGACGATCGAGCAGGTCAAAGACTTCCTCGGTCTGGCTTCGGGCTGCGACTGGCTCGAAAAATCCGGGCACTACGGATATAAGCAGGCACATTTCTGCGGCGGTATATGGATCATGTGGGACGGCTTCGGCGACGATATGGGCGTATGTGTGGAGATGTCCGGGCAAGGCTGCCGCCATTTTGAGAGCTTCAGCTGCAAGAGCTTTGCGCAGCTGTTCGAAGAAGTCACCGCGGACGAGGAGCAGTTCCACGTCACCAGATTAGACGTAGCATATGACGACATAGACAAGAGCGAGAACGGCTCCGGTCTGCTCGACATCGTTAAGATCTGCAAGTTCGCATACTTCGGGCGCTACATCAGCAAGTTCAGCAAATCGCACCCGGAGGTTGACTGCGACACCGACCAGGACGGCAGAGTCACCCGCGCGCATAGCTGCTATTTCGGCAGTCCTAAATCAGAGCTTCGAATAAGGTTCTACGACAAAGCGCAGGAACGAGGGGGACTTGAATATCACTGGGTACGCTGTGAGCTGCAGCTCCGGCGGGAACGTGCGCTTGCGTTCCTCAAGCTGAAACAGTCTTGGGGGGAACGGTTCTTCGGCGTTCTGAACAACTACATGCGGTTTATAGTACCGAGCAAGACCGACACAAACCGCCGCCGCGCTCCCTCGCCTGTCTGGTGGGAAAAGTTCCTGCTATCTGTTGAGAAAATCAGCCTGTACACTCCGAAGGGCGTTGAATACAACCTCACGAAGCTTGAGCGCTATCTGTTCAATCAGGCAGGCAACAGCATAGATACATACATTCAGTGCGTGGGCTTCCAGAAGTTCCGGGAAATGCTCAAACACCGTGATTCCCTGCTGAACGCTAACCAGCAGGCACTAATCGACGAGTACAAGCAGATAAACGCCGAGAAGCTCGAGGAGATACGCAGAAAAATGCCCCTGGGCGGGCTGTCGCACTAATAACTAGAGATTAGCCTAATAGTGCATTAATTAGATAATTTGCTGCTTCTTGTTGATGGAACTTTAAATAGATACCTGTTACTATTGCAAGTATTGCCTTTATTAAATTTATCATGTCTCTATTATTTAGATTGATGTTCATTGTTTCACCTCCTTTCAGCAATTAAAGTAATCTTTATGTTGTATACTTAAAGTCCCAAAACCAGCAATCCATTTTTTCTAAATCTGCTTGTTGCATTGAAAAAATTTCTTCTGCATTTATGTCGAGTACCTTTGTTTCCTCCAGTTCGCAACAATCTTTTGATTCATTGAAGTGAATGCACATAGGGCAATAACCTGGGCTAAATTCTTTACGGAATATTTCAGCTGAAACTTTAATTTTGTTTTTCATTGTCAATCCTCCTAAAAATATGTACTATACAACCGCTGGAACGCTTTACCCGATGTTGCCGAGCTCTTCGGCTCCTGTATCTTCGGAACGTCCCGCGATGTAGTCGAGAGTTACGCCGTAAAAATCGGCTAGCTTAATCAGCAGGTGCAAAGGTATTTCGCGTTTTCCGCTTTCGTATCTGTGATACTGCGGGTGTTTGATTTCCAAAATGTCTGCAACCGCCTGTTGAGTTAAATTGTGTTCAACCCTTAATTCTTTGATTCTTGTGTAAAACATTGCAAAAGATTCCTTTCAAATTGTGTATTTCTCCAAACTTTCGTTTGGTATCTTGACTTTGTAACCGTTCGGTTTTATAATTGTATTGTAACCATACGGTTACAAAATTGAATCCCACCTAGAACAAGGTAACTAAGAAAGGATAATGAACATGGAAAAGTACAGTATTGAATTAACACGTGATGAGCTGGTTCGAGTAATCCAGGGTTTAGGGCTCCTCATGGACGAAGCGCAGGAAGATCAGGACAAGGAAAAGCGTCATAATGCTTGTGTACTTCGTCGCCAGCTGCTCGAGGTTGCAGACGGCGAGCTTGCCGAGTTCGGCGGTCACCCGGAGCTTGTCCCGACAGGAGAAGAGCCTGACGAAGAGCCTGAAGCAGTCTGCACGGACGATATAAACACGCGTAAGCATGTTGACACAGTAAATGACTTCATCATCCGCAACGATCCGGACGTAGAAATTATCATTGAGGGCGTATTCCCCAGAGATTTTAAGGTAGAATGCTATTTCAAAGGAATGCTCGGCGAGGTTCCGGAGAGACTCCGCAGCGTTGAAGTAATAGAACGTTACTGGTCGGTTCTGAATGAAATGTGGGTGCTTGACGTTCCCCGCGACCCCTCGTTAAAGGAGGTGCAGGCATGAGTAAAGAAATTCTTTCTTTAATAATGGGATTATTGGGACTAGCGCTTGTCGTTTACGGTTCTTTCTGCTTAATTCGATTAGCAAAAAGATTGCGTAATCGTCAATATGCTAAGTACATAACAATCACCCCCGAAGATGTTGATCTAATAAGAGAAGCGTTAGCAGTTTCTCGAATCAACCATAATAAACTCTATGAAAACAACCTTTTCGATTTTGAAAAGTATACGGTTGATCAAATCATAGCACTTCAAAAGCAGCTAACGACTATTGCAAACCAATCATCAGCGATCATTGAAGTTTCGCGGCTCTAAATAGACCTACCTTTAAAGGCTCGTTTAGTGGTTGCGAGTGAAAATAAAACCACCTCCAAGCCCTTTGAGGGTTACCGACCGAGCTTTCCTACATCAAAAATGAATTGTGGCGCCTGAGAATAGGTTTTCGAAATGTCGGCACGGTTTCGGCTCCGTTAACGTGAGGGTAATAACGGGCTTCACGCTGGAACATGGGTCAATGTCCCCTGTATTGGCTCCACGGCAATAACGCCGCTAACATAAAGCGCCCGGAATGGGGCAGAAAGAAGGTAAACATGAAAGTAGATTTAGTTGGGCTGTATCCTCTCGATTTTCCGAGCAAGGACGGCGGACAGATCAAGGGAATCAACCTTGAATGCAATTTTGTAGATGATAATGTATACGGCAAGAAAGCCGACGCGAAGTTTATCTCAGATATTGCACTTAAGAACCTCGGCATTACTCTTGAGGATCTGCTCCCGCTTATCAATTCCGAAGTAGATCTCGAGCTTAACTTCAAGGGCAAGGTCGTAGGAATCAAGAAATTATCATGACAAACTACGTTGACTTCGTAGACGGCGATTTCATCGCCAGCGGAACGACCCTCGACGATATCTACATAGCATTGATCATCATAATAATCATGCTTGGAATCATCGCAGGGGCGCAGATCTTCCGCCACCTCAGAAAGTAGGTGTCGAGATGTATCTGCTGACTTTTGGCTTTTATGGGCTTGTAATGGGTTTTGGGATATCCGGTGTAGTGTGGTTATTAGGATTGATCTATACCATATGTTACAGCGCCATTGTTAAGCATAATAACTAGAAAAGGAGGTATTTACATGAAAAAGTTCCTTTCAAAGGTCAAGTCACTCGCTAAACGCAGCAAGGTGGCTGTGGTCGCTGCTGTAGCTGCTGTTTCTTCGGCAGTTGTTTCGGTTTGCGCTTCGGCTGCTACTACTGAAGCTTCCGGAACGGATATGAAATCTATGCTCGCAGAAGCCGGAAACCAGCTTCAGAAGTCGTTCAGCGACCTTGTTATGACTCTTATCCCCGTAGTGCTTGGCATTCTTGGTAGTGCGCTTGTAATCTTCGGCGTTTTCGCTCTTGTGAAGCTTGGCAAGCGCATTTTCGGCAAGGTAGCCGGCTAATATTCCCCGCGGCGGTTCGGTTCTCCTGAGCCGCCATTCCTTTACAAAAGTACAGTATGACAAAATACACACCTCACGAGGTTAACATATATGACTAAAAAAAAACGTATAACCATCACGATCCCGCCGGATCTGCTCCACGATCTTGATGAAATGTGTGCTCAATCTGGATATTCCCGGAGCTTCATAATCTGGCGGTGTATCCGCTTATACATGAAGTTACTGGACGAGGAGGATTAATATGGCTGTGGTTATGTATACCGGAACTCCCGGATCAGGAAAGAGTTATCACGCTGCCGAGGTAGTTGACCGGGCATTGCGCCGGAAGATCCCTGTAATTGCAAACTTCCAGGTCAATTTAAACCCGAAGAAGCACAAGGGCGAATTCGTCTATATCCCCACGCTTGAAATGACCGTTGATAAGTTTAAGCAGTACGCGCAGGAACATTTCGACAGCTCCAAGCGTGACGAACATCAGGGGGTTATCATCATAGACGAAGCGCAGATACCATTCAACAGCCGAGACGGACTGAACAAAGACCGCATGAAGTGGATCGAGTTTTTCTCGCAGCACCGGCACTACTTCTATGACATTATCCTCATCACCCAGAACGACCGCATGATTGACCGTCAGATCAGATCTCTGGTCGAAACGGAGTACAAGCACAGAAAGTTGACGAACTACGGCGCTAAAGGCATGTTCATGATCGTGGTATTTCACAAGATGTTCGTCGCCGTTCAATACTGGTACCCGATTCAGGAGCGTGTCGGCTCGGAGTTCTTCAATCTGCGGAAATCCGTCTGCAAGCTCTACGACACCTTCAAGAAGTTCGACAAGCCCAAGGAAGAGCAGTCGCAGGAGCTCACGGACATGAAAGCGCGTATAGCTGCATTCAACGCGAAAGGAAAATCGGAATGAAAAAAAGAATCATCACCGCGGCTCTGGCGGTCGTCCTCGCGTTCAACGTCCTTGCCGTTCGCCCGAAGGCAGTTGCCGGAGCTGTTGCCGGAGCTGTCGCTGCAGCTACTGCAATAGGCTGCGGAGCTGTTTTTCTCATGGAAATTATAACCGGGCAGTATGATGATACCGCCAACGGTATTGGTTCCGTGCTTGAAAACGGCTGGGAGGGCTTCGAGAAAGCCTTCATCGGCACCGAGAAAACCTTCTGCGGACAGGTCATTGAATCTAATGACGCCTGGATCGTCACCGGATACAAGCAAATCTGCGCCACTATAACTTCATGGGTCGATTCAGGCGAAGCCACCATAGATAACGGAAAAGTCAGCTTGAAGTACAGTCAGTATCTGGAGCTTTGCGATCTCGTCGGACAGTCAGCCGTTACGGACTCCGTGCAGCTCATCACCGACACCCCTTATTTGTTCATCAAAGCAAATTCAGGGCTTACATACAGCCTCGATACATCAATAACTATCCTCAATGGAGATGAGGATCTCCCGCTAGCCGAAGCAAATATGAGCTTTGTAAATGTATACTACACCGAGGATACTATTTACTTCTCGGACACGTTCTTTAACATTACATTTTCCCGGTATTCCCCGACAGATAACCGCACCTGGTCAGGTGCGAAAATGTTCAGAATTGATTCATCTTTAAATTACCTCACGGAGGCAGCTTCTAATTTCCCCTCCGGGCTTTTTGGTCAGGATTACAGGGAGTTTTTCTCCAGCTTCAAATATTCAATCAACTTTGACTCCTCCCGGATCCTTGTTTCTCTTACTCCTCCTGGTTACCCTTATCGTGAAATTCCGGCAGCTATAAACAAATGGTTCACGTTCGGAAAGGCTCCGGGGAAATTCGAGCAGGTCGACAACGTTGATTTTTCACATATGAAAATGGGTATTCTCAATGTAAAAGGCAGCTACCTGGATTTTCTCAAGTCCCTTCAGAACTACACCGTGGTTCCTGATGTCTCGCTTGACGATCTTTCCGGAGTTCTTCCCCTGGATAAGACGAAGGATCCAACGCTAGAGGTTGACACGGATCCATCAATAGTAATACCCACTGACGCGGTTACTGTTACCGACGTTCCGGGAGAGGCAGACCAGACACTCACGCAGCTAAAGACAAATACCCGGCTTGATATAGATATTCCTTCCCTTATCGCTAG